CGTGGTGTTGATAGCATTAGTCATATTCCTAAAGGCAGGTGTCATTCCGTCAAAAATACGGATTGATGTTTGTATTGTAGCCATATTTTCACTCTCCTTCCATAAATTTTTATATAAAAAAACACCTACATTAGTAAGTGTTTACAGATTTAATAATTCTTTTTTCTTAGTATTAAATTCTTCTTCTGTTATTGCCCCTAAGTCTAACAATTCTTTTAATCCCTTTACTTGTTGTATTGCATCATTAGAATTACTTTGTATATTAACAGCTTCATTATCCTTTACAATTATTGCTAAAACAGATAATATTTCTTGTGCAGAAGAATATGCCATTTTGTAAATTGAAGAATTACTTTTAGTTCTTAATTGTATCAGGTTTACATAAACATTAGGATTACTTAAATTATTTAAGGTTATTTTTATCTTAAGACTGTCTATGAAAGCTTTTGTTGTTCTTTTAGCTGTTACACCTCCAACTATAGCTCCAGTTGCACCAAACAAAGCTCCTCCTGCTAAAGCTCTCCCTACACCACCTTTAGTCACAGTCTCGCCATTTTCTAAAAGTTCATATTCAATAATATCACTATAATTATAAACATTTAAATTCATTCTCTCTCTATCAAAACCATTTAAAACAACAAATCTTTTACTATCATCATCAAATTCTATAAGTTTTGCTATTTTTTTTGTCGCCTTAAAATTTTCAGAATCTTTTTTGCTAATTATTTTTAATTCAATAGCTTTCTCAACCTCAGCCTTAGTTGGCATTTCACGATATAAATTATTATTTCCTGGAATAAAAGTAGCAACTGCATATTTTTTGAAACAGTTTTTACATAACCATCCATCAGCAATTTTTTGTTTCCCTTTTTCTCCACAAATACAACAATTCTCTTTACTTCCGAATAATCCCATAATATTACCCCCCACGAAATTTTATAAGATTATTATACTATATAAGTAAAATTTTTACATTATTATCACCTTCTTTCAATAAAAAAACACCTACCTGAGTAAGTGTTTTTTAGTATATTATTTAATTATTATTTTTCTCTTGTTGTATTTTATAATGTTCATCTATTATATTCAATAATTCATGAAACTTTTTTGGATTTATTTCTCTTAGCTGTTTTAATATAATAGCAGTTTTCATGAATCTATCTATATCATTTGAACCACATATATCAAGTAAACTTTCACGCATTGTATTAATCCCCCTCAAAACTAAACTAAAATATATTATTTAATACAATAGAATTTACTCAATCTTATAAACCACATGATAATTCTTCTTTTCACCTGCAATCTTAGCAGGTCTATTATTTTCCTCTATCCATTTACTAACCTTATCTATTACACTCTTTGTATATTTATTTACAGTACCAGTCCAAGAACCATTAGTTTCCCAAACACCTTTGACTTCGTTTTCTTCTAAATCAATCTTTTTAATAATCTCACAAACAGCCAACTGTGCTGGTTTATTACTTTTAGAATATAATTTTAACTTAGATGCTATTTGCTTTGTATCAAAATAACGCTCTTTTTCATCTATTTCTATTGGTAAATCAATTCCTGCCTTTTTATATAATGTCTTTGCTGTAAGTAACTTAGATTTATTGTCAAATCCTGCATCATCTAATAGTTCTTTTAACATAGATGTGCTATTATAAGCCAGTTGTAACTTTCCAATTTCGCTTGCTTTTTCTCTCAACTTATCTGGGTCAGCATTGTTAGTTATGTATGCACCAGTTTGTCGAATGGCTGGAAGTACTTCATCGCTTATCCAATCTTGAAACTTCTCTGCTTCTTCTTTTCTTGATTTGAAGATTAGTTTATACACTCCACTTTCAGTAAGAAAATTTTCACCAGCATTGTTTAATTTTCGGATGTCAGTACTACTGATATCCGAATTTCTTAACTTTACAACTTGCTTTTCATTCATAAGTCTTATATTCTCATTAATATTTTTTATGTCTAAACAGTTTGCTACATCTTTTGAATTGAATAAAATTCTTCCTTCAAATTCAAATACATCTATTTCTTTTCCTTCAAAATTCATTAATTCATTCATAGTAAATTTCTCCTTAAATTTGATTGTAAGAAGTACCTTACTATGATAGAATATATTTCATAGAAGGTAACTTCTTTGGGAAACAGTCGCAAGTGCTTTGGTCGGTGCAGCGGCTGTTTTTTATTTGTTTTTGTCAAGCTTCTCTTTCACCAATTCAATCCCTCTAATTACTACATCTGTTTTAGATATTTTAAGATTCTCAGCACATTCATTCAATATATCAGCTTGTTCTTGGTTAAGTCTAACTTCAAATCTTAATTTTTTGGAATTTTCTTTTGGTGGTCTGCCTAATTTATTAGACATCTTATCACCTCTCTTTTTATCGTCCGTACTTAAATTATAATATAGTACGTACAATAAAGCAATAGGTTTTTACCAATTTTTTCTAATTATTTTACTCAACCGACCAATTTTGAGCAAAACAAAAGCACCTACCAAAAGTAAGTGCTTCCTTTTTTCTATTTAGTTTTGAACATAAAACAATGTATGTGGTGTTTCACCACCCACCTACAATGTATTTACATACCACTTAGTTAATATAAAACCTGTCTTTGAAGGTATTTTATGTTGGGGAGCATCTATCTTTACATACCACTTAGTTAATATAAAACACTTTTGAACTACTTTCTAATTCGACGACTTCAACAACTTTACATACCACATAGTTAATATAAAACTTTCAACTATACAATTCTTTTGAAAAACTTCCCTCGCATTTACATTCCATATAGTTAATCTAAAACATTGATTTAAAGAACTATTTTTTTAAACCACTCTTATATTTACATTCCATATAGTTAATCTAAAACCAAAGTTAACGAGTATGGATTATGAAGAGTTAGTTGGATTTACATTCCATATAGTTAATCTAAAACAATGTCAATTCAAAGATTTCGATATAAATATTTTTGAATTTACATTCCATATAGTTAATCTAAAACATGAGAGTAGCAGTAACAGCAGGTCATACACTAACATTTACATTCCATATAGTTAATCTAAAACGAATGCAATAAAAGCTACAGCTATAAATACATTTGGGATTTACATTCCATATAGTTAATCTAAAACTACACGTACAGTCGTACGCATGAACGTACGAAGGGTATTTACATTCCATATAGTTAATCTAAAACTTGAGTATTATGATTTGCCTAGTAAGTTTCATCCTGAATTTACATTCCATATAGTTAATCTAAAACAGTTCTTTTTTTTATGCAAAAAATGACTAATGAAAGGATTTACATTCCATATAGTTAATCTAAAACGAAAAATTCAGAGAATTTAATAAATCTGATTTAATGAGCAATTTACATTCCATATAGTTAATCTAAAACTTATTGTGCTTATTAATGTTTTTAACGATATAATTTTATTTACATTCCATATAGTTAATCTAAAACACGCAACAGCAAGAGTTGAAACAACGCTAACAATCTCATTTACATTCCATATAGTTAATCTAAAACATTTTAAACATTATTACTGTGTCATCAAGTTCAAATTATTTACATTCCATATAGTTAATCTAAAACAAGTTAAAAATAAACAGAGAACTCATAAGGTAGGCAAATTTACATTCCATATAGTTAATCTAAAACACGCAACAGCAAGAGTTGCAACAACATTGATAATCTCATTTACATTCCATATAGTTAATCTAAAACAGGATTAGATTTTTCTAGTATAAGAGATTTTACAAGATTTACATTCCATATAGTTAATCTAAAACCCCAAAATAAACTTAGTATTTCCAATACCTACACATATACAACTATCTCAAATTTGCAGTGAACCATGAGTAATGCAAATGATAACACTTATCATACACCCTTAACACCTTATATTTCAAGTGTTAAGCCATATTTTATCACAAATATCGCTCACTGCAAAACTATTTATATTTTTATTATATCATAAAAATATTATTTTTGAATATCTGTACCAATTTGTGGTATAATAAAAGCAAGAAGAACTACAATCTATTTAGCGGTAGAGTGAAGTTCATAATTTTAAAAAATATAAATTATTTAAATTTGCGGAACTTTATTTTAAAATCAAGTTCCCAGCCACTTTTACTCTTGCCACGAGTAGAGTGGCTTTTTACGTTTTTGATACATCTACAAACGATATATCCAATTAAACTAGCTATCAAGCTAGCTAATATACTAAGTAAAAAGTTGTCCATACTTCCCACCTCCTTTCATTAGGAAGTAGGTTTTATCCTAGTATGAACTCCACTCTATAAATTGTAGATTACATCTTCTTGCTACAATTATTATATCATATAATTCTTACATATTTTACCTATTCTATATTTATTTTTTTATTTTGCTATCTTCTTCGTCCCCTCTTTCTCTCTCTTTCAGCTTCTTTCATAGCTTCCTCTTCATCCTCTATCTTAACAAGTATTGAGGCGGCTGCTAATGCTCTCTCATTAATCTCTAATCCCATATAGTCACCTGGTTTCCACTTTAATTTTTGGATACAATAATGAGTAATACTAGCATCAAAGTCTCCACCTCTAATTAGTTTTTTGCTTCTTCTACTTTATCCTCAAAAGTTGTGTCAAATCCGTTTACTTCATTTACCTTTACTGTATAATTGACATACTCACCTGCTGTAAGCATTGTCTTTAATAATTGAGCTTCTCCCATTACTCCATAACTATTTTGGAGTTCGGCATCCTTTAAATCTGGAAATACTGTAGATGCTACACATAATTCAGCTACATAACTATTGTAGTCAATTTCACTTGTATATTGTCCAGTATGCTTACCATTGTTACCAATCACTTTTACTCTTTTAGTACACTTTCTTCTTAGTGCTTCGTCTTCTTCAGATGATAAAACTCTTAATTCCCATTCAACTGGTTTCCCTTCTTTATCTAAAAATCTGTTACTCGCTACATATTTTATATTATCAACCTTTATTGCATTTTGAGCTAAAAAAGCACTTAAATTACTCATATTATCTCTCTCCTTTTATTTTAATTTTTCTCATAAAAAATACACATATATAATTTATAAATGTGTATTTTACTCCATTCCATTAAGTAATGCAAAGGATTCAACTAATTCCCAATCCTCAAAAGTGAAATCCATATCTTCATCTAAATACTCACCATCAGCATCAAATTTAGTAATTATTCCACTGTCCATATTACAATCTTTAAGTACTACTGTCTGTCTTCCTACAGCAGATGTAGGGTCTTCATTTGTAACTTGTATGTCAAAATAAATATCCTCACCAGTTTCTTTATATCTGTAAAGTAATTCTCTAAAAATAGAAGTATTATAATGAAATGTTGCACTTCCAGTATTTGTACTCCCAGTTGTTTTATTTCCCTTTGTTGTTCTTCCTAGAATTGGAACTTCACTTTTATTTTTTTCCATTTTAGCCACTAAATCTATAGCTTGCATGAAGTTATATCTTTTGCCTTCTATAGTTACAAAACATTCAGCTTTCTTTGCACTAACTGTATCTTTAGCATTTATTGTTTGAGCCATATTATCACTCTCCTCTCTAACTAACTGAAACAGTCATATAAAGCTTACTCATAGCATTTATTACCTTAACAGCATCAGATACTATGACAGTTTTCTTATCATTTCCAAGCTCTACACTAACATCATCAGTTTTAAAATCTTCTATTGCCCTTATATTCTCTAATTCTTTATGGTGTTTAACAACATCATTCCAGAAACTTATTCTTCCTGCCTTATCATTCGGAACTTTACCTAAATACTTTTCATTAAATAAAGTTGCAATATCATTGGCAATTTGGTCAAGTACTCTAACACTTTGGTTACTTGAAAAATCGTCATTTTTATCATCTGTAAATGATACAAAAGTATTTATGTCCTCTAACACATGAACTTCATCACCAACTTTATGAAATATAAATTTACCAGTTTTTAAAGCTTCTTCTAACTGTATCTGAGTGTAATTTACATCAACATCAAACTCACCATCATATTTTTTATTAGTATTAGATTTATTTATATCACATCCAGCTATAGCTCCAGTAGTCCAGTAAATTAAGCTAGATTCTAATAATTCAGTATCTTTAATCTTATTTTCTACAGACACTACACCTTCATAATCTGCATCACTTTTCTTATATAGTACTGTTTGAAACTTAGCTCCTACCTTATCTCTCATTCTCTTTGTAAATTCTACAAACAAATTTTTAATATCTGTTGTTGTAGCCAAACACCCTAGTGCATTAAATGAATAACTTTCTATTTTATCTAAGAAAGCTTGGTACTCTGCTCCTGTCACAGCTTCGCCATTAGTTCCACCAGTAAATACAAGTCCTGCACTTGCTTCTAGTGTTGCATCCTTCTTCCAAGTGATATAGTCATTGTCTTGTAAGTCTGTAATGACTTTAGCTACTTGAATATCTACCTTCTTATTATCTAAAAGTGTTACAACATCAAACTTAGCATTATCATCTATATTTGTTGTAACTATTATCTTTAAGTCATTACCTCTTATTCCACTATACTTAGCTATAGCTATAGTACAACTGGCTTTAACGCCTTTATTTAATTTATAAAAATATCCCAACCTTATATTTTTGAATAAATCTCTCAAACCTTTCAATTTTTCATGTGTATAATCATATCCAAAATACTTAGTTGAATACTTCTCAAAATCATCACTGGTTACTGTGAAAATTTCTTCATCTATGCCCCAATCTAACTCTAAAGGCATTGCAACAGTACCTCTATCCGATAATGAACTGGTTGCCCTTGTAGCACTTACAAAATTTATATATGCACCAGGTAGGACCTTATTTTGTGTTACAAATGTTCCTCCACCTAAAGCCATCTAACTCACTCCTTTCATAAAATTATTTATTATTTTCTCTACCTCTGAGAAAGAATATAACTCATTTTCTTTTAAAATTGCATTTAATAAGTCTTTTCTATTTACATACTTCTTAGAATTAACTATCTGCTCCTTAGTAAACTTGTAATCAGTTCCTTTGCTTAATGTCTTACTCAAAATTATCACCTCTCTTCAAACCACCGAATAACTCTACTGTATCCATCTTATCAGTATCATTACTTTTTATAGTAAAGTAGTTATAATCAACGAAGAAATGAAGAACATTATCTACAATTTCAAAGTTCATGTTTGTACCTCTGACTAAATCTCCATCAATTTCTATATACTCTAATTCCTCCAGTAGCATCTCAGCTACCTCATTTATTTCAAATGATTTATCATTACTTTTAGGAAAATAATGTACATCAAAAGAATTTTTCTTTAATTCTCTGCCACTTGGATATGATACTTTGCTTGGATTTAAAGGAACAATAAAAAAACAAGGTTCATTAATCCCTTGCTCCACATCTTCACTATAAATTGTATAACTATCTCCAAATGTTTTATCTAATTTAATAGATATTCCATCAATTATATTATTAAGCATCAAATACTCCTTTAAGTAATATTAATAACTTTTTCTCTATAATCTTATCAACTTGGCTTTGTAGTTCCATCTCTGAAATTGTTAAGAAATGTTGTCCTTTAACCCATCCCTTACCGCCTTTAGTTCTATGACCATATTCAACATAACTTGCATATGTGGTCGGATTAACAACCTCTATAATATAATTATTTCCTTGTTTATACACAGGAAGCGACCTAGCATAAGCCACTCCATTCCATCCTTGTCGTAAGAATCCTGTATCAACTGGTGTTCTTCTAATTACTTTCCCAAGTAATCGTGCTGCTAATTCTCTTGCTACATCCTTGCAAAACTTATCTAAATCAATCTTTGTAAGCTTCTCCATCTTTTTACAAACTCTTTTAAACTCTCTAAAATCAACACTGCCCCATCTAGCCATTATGCTTTATCCTTAAATAACTCAAGTATTATTTCTTGATGATTTGGATATATAGCTGATTCTCCACTTCTTACATATTCTCTTGTTATATTATTTTGAGTAGTTATAATAAGTTTTGAACCTGCTTTAATTTCTATATTTGGAGATATAAAGAGTTTAATAGTTTGCTCTAGCTTAGCTACTTTTCCATCTGTAGCTGATGTAATATTTTTATATGAAAGCTTACATGGTTGATTCTCTAATACAATTACTTCTTTATTGTTAGTTCGTTTTGTAATAGCGTCTTTGATTGGTTGATATTCTACTATAGTGCATTTATCTCTATATAACATTTCTATTGCTTTTCTAGTTTTACTTACCATCTTAAACACCTAAAAGTTAATATCTTATTCTTACCATAAGTTAAAAGATAGTTTACAAGAGTGTCAAAGCGTTGTTCTGGTGTTTGAGAGCCACTTCCTATAGCAAAATCCACCTTTGTATCACCTTCTGATATAGACTTTTCTACAGCTTCAAAATTAAGACTTTCTATATCTAATTGACCCATATTTTTTTTAGTAAATAAGAACTCTCCAACTATCATATCAACTTCAATTTCTTTCAGTTCAATTGGCATAGTTTTTATATTACAATCCAGCTTAATAATATTTTCTATCTTTTCTCTTACAAAACCTATTAACCACTTATCCCCATCTTTTAATATATATCCAAAACTTTCAAGTCTTTTTTCTATATCATCAATCAGATTATTTTCCATAATTTTCACCTACTTTTTGTTAGACTTATTCTTTTCTGTAGGCTCTGCTTTTTCTATAGATTGGATATCTTCTTCCTCTAAAGTTTTTACTTTCTCTTTAAGCTGCTTATTTTCTACTTCTAAAGATTCTACTTTGTTTCTTAAAATATTATTTTCAGCAACCAAATCCTTTACATTTAAAGACTTACCATATTTCTCTACTTTTCCAGCTTTATCTATTAAATCATATCCCATTTCTAAGAAATCATCTATTTTACATTCTTCTATAGTTAATATTCTATTTAATTTCCTTACTTGTGCCATTATGCTCCATCTCCTTCAACAACAAATTGTATTGCATCAGCTTTTTTATTTAATATAAATACATCTTCAAAACTTTCTTCAAAGTATAAATATTTTCCTTCTGTAACTGCTCTTGGTTCATCTAATGTAGAAAATTGATAAGAAACTGGTGTAATTATTGCACTTGGATGTATTAAAGACATAAATATTTGCTTAGCTCCTGCACCTGCTTTCCATCCAGTAGTAAAGTCATATACTGTTTTCATAAGATTAGATGGCACTTTAACTATCTTAACTGAATCAATATCAGTTGTTTGACGATTAAGAGAAGTTCCTCCATCTTTTATATTTACAGTTCTTTGTATCTCTTTTGCATTCTTGATTAAAGTGTCAACTCCTGGTGTAACATATAATATTCTTCCAACAGCAGGTACTCTAGCTTCTGTCATTTTTTCCATTAACTTATCAAAAACCTCTAAGATATTTGCTGTTGTAATAGCAGTTGTCTCTGCTGTTTTACCTAGAGCTATCCAATCAGCATATATTTTAGATATACAGTAAGCATCCATCTCAGGAAATTTTTGTTCCTCATTGTATACTTGAGTTATATTTCCTATTGATGCTACATAGTTAGTTTGGTCAATATCTGCTGGATGAACCAATGTAGACCATTTTCTTTGGTTAGTTAATGTTTTAGATTCCCAAGCATTATCATAGTTTCTTTGAGCTACTGCTATTGTATCTCTGTTTGAATCTACCCTTCCAGTTGTAGATATAGTTGGTATTTCTATTGTTTTAGAACCAGTCCATCTATATCTTCCATTATTTGGTGTTGCATACAAATCCCCGAAGTTTAAAGTATAAGGATATGCTTGTGCTAAAACATTTGAATATTCTTTTGCATAATTTAGTGCTGCCATTTTATTTCCTCCTATTTATTATTATTTTCATGAGGTCTTACCCCAGTAAAATTAAAACCAAAATCATTTATCTTAGGCTCTTGTCCTGGTGTTATAGTATCTATTTTAGGTTCTTCACCTTCTAGTGTTGCATTAAACAAATAATCTTTATCCTGTTTCAAAGGGTTTATTTGCTCTTCAAAAGCTTTTTGTCTATCTTTACTATTTCTTAGTGCTTCCATGTCTAAATGAGCTTTTAATGCTATTTCATCCCTACATTTAACAGACTTAAAAGCATCATTTAACCAGTAATTAAAGTCCTTTTCTTCAATTTCTTTTTTGTAGGTTTCTTCCAAAGTTTTCTTATCAGTTTCATAAGTTGTTTTTAGATTCTCTACATCTTCTTTTGTCATACCTCCTTCAAACTTTTTAATAGTTTCATTAGCTGTATTAAGCTGTGTTTCAAGATTTGTATAATCTTCTTGAGTAACTGTAGTCTCTTTTATTTTCTTTTCTATAGATTTTTGAAGAGACGCTACATCAATCTTGTTATCCTATATTTTTATTCCTTCCAATAATTCTTTTAACCAATCCATTTTAAATGTCTCCTTTCATTTTTTACATAATAAAAAAGCCTTATCTAGGATTAAAACCAATGTTATTATTCTCGCTACAATTATTTATTGATATAGCTTCTATTTGTGATAAATCTATTATTGTTGTTCCATCTTCATCTAAATATCCTTTCAAGTTCCTACAATCTGAGTCAGCTTCAATAAAATCTTGCATTAACTTATCAGCAACATCTTCATCTACTATTCCAGATATGCTATTGCCACTTTTAAACCAAATTATATACTCTTTCAATAAAATAAGCCTCCTTAAATTTTTATTTAATAAAAAGCTTCTTATAGACTTTTATCTAATGATTTATTTAATTCTTCTATTACTCTCTTTAAAATTTCATCAGAAACTTTATCTATATTAGCTTTATTTTCTTTTTTTAATTTATTACAAAGAATACCTACATTAACATTAGCAACACAATTAATAACGATTTGTACTACACAAACTACAACTATAACTTGAGTTAATATACACATTAAAATCACCTACCTTTTTTAAATTTTTACATAATAAAAGCACCTACTAATTTATTATTTAGCAAGTGCTTTTATATTACTTTTTTACCTTTTTCATAAGCTTCTTTAGCTTCTTTTAATGACATTTTATTTGGTCCTTTAGAATTATTCTCTTTAGGTCCACTATTTTGCCAATTACAATTATCACAAATATCAAACACATCTACATCTTTGCCACATACTGGACAATTCATATCTAAACCTCCTTATATTCTTTTATTTGTTCTAGCCAGTAATTATAACCTTCTTTTGGTTTAAATAAGGTTGATATTTTACTATCAGCTCTTCCAACAGCAAAATCATTAGTACTCTTTCTATATTTAAATAAAAAGTTATCTTTACTTAAAAATCCTTCTACATCATTACTTAATTGCTCTGATAACAAATTTCTTGCAGTAGATAAATATTCTTCAGCAGTTATATTTCCATATTCATTTAAGTGTTTTTCTACATGCTTTTTAAATTTCTTTTCAGTTGGGAAATCTGCTTTTAACCAACTCTTATTACTTAGTATATCATCTTTTTTATCAGTTATAAATGTCTTTTCATACCATTCTTTATATTTCATACCAGATGTCACATAATATGTTTTTCCATCTTCATCTCTTGCTGCTCTATAGCCTTCTTCATCACTAAAAAAAGGAGCTGTTGTTGTCCGACAACGACAATGAAATGGTGGAGCTGTTATCCCAACTTGATAATCTTTCATATCAAATACTTTTCCATCTAACTCTCTGCATAGATTTGAAGTTCTTAAATCTAATGTAGCAATAATCTCATATTTCTCTACATCTAAATCATTGAAACAATCTTTTCTACTTGCTGATGCAAAGAAAGCTGATTCAGTCATTATTAAATTCTTAGCTTGAGATTTAGACACATTAAATCTCTTAGCAAAGTCATTTACTAGGTTCTTTGGATTCTCACCCCTAATAATTGATTGTGTCAGTTTAGTATATAGCTCATTGATTAAAGCAGGTCTATGTTTACCCCAAATTCTTTCACTAAAGTTTAATCCATCTGTTGCCCATGGTTTAGAGATAACTTTATTTATTCTGTTAGTATCAAGACTCATTAAACTCCAACCAACGTTTACTCCTTGTTGAACATTAAAAGCTGTATGATAATATCCACTTGTATAAATATCTCTCATTAGTTTATCAATACCATCAAGTTCATTTCCATAGAGAACTTCTACTTGTTGCTGTATTTGTAACTTTAAAGCTTCAAGCCTTGTTATATGAACTCTTGCACTAGCATTTTCTAACTCTTTCATCCACTTTTGATTTATAGCATTTTCTTTACCATATTTAATATATTCTTCGACACTCCACTTAAACTCTTCTAGTTCTCTTGTATTCAGCAGTTTCTTAGCTTCTAATAAAGATATTCCTTCATTTTTGGCAAATCTGTTATACCATGCTAATATATCTTTTTCTATACTAGACATAGCTAATTTATATTGTTTTTCTAATTCAAGATAATATTTTATACTTTTGTTATTTTGAGCTTCTTCTAATTGTTCAAATCTCTTCCTCCAATAATCTTTATGTTTCATCTATAACACCATCTTGATTATTAGGAATTAAATCATCATACTCTTTTTGAGTATCTTCCTGTATATTCTTGCTCTGCTTTTATCTCTGTCATTGACTCTTCACCAAAGCTATTAAATATAGCTCTAATTGAATCAATTATTTCACTTGCTTCACCTTTTATTTTTATATTAACTTCAACCATTTTAAATCTCTCCTTTTTATGTTATAATTTTCATATGTTTTTTTTATTTGTTGTGTTGGTTACTTTGACCAGCACTTTTTTTATTTAATGTTCCAACTGATATTTTTTTACCAGTTTTAATGTCCTTAAATACTATATCTGCTAAAAACTTACCATCTTTTTTAATAGTCATCACATTTTTCTTACTAATATCAAGACTAAGCAATTTCACCACCTTCTTTCAAACATACTATCGCTTATTTATTCCTAGTTGTTTAAAAATAGTTGTCCAATTTTCTTCTATGAGAAAGTGCTAAGTATTAGCAACTTCTCTACTTTCTTAACTTTCTACTGTCTCAGCTTTCTTCATTGCTATATTAATAGCTACTTCTTTGGCTACTTCATCAAACTCTTTCCATCTTCTCCTGTTCTCTTCATCAGATATACGTGGATATACTATATAAACTTCTGTGTTTTGATTAGCTATAATTTTTTCATCATATTCTATGTTTTTTTCTTCATCATATTTGTATGGTTTAAACTGTTGTAGTATTTTCATAACATCACCCCTTGTTATAAAATATGAGCTCATAAACTTGTCTCATACTTATTTAATTATTGCAATTTTTACTCTTCATGTACTTCATAAAATAGTGTGTCTAACATATATAGCAGAGGACTATTTTTATTTATAACTAGTTCTTCTTCATCTTTAATGTAAAATTTTATTAAGTCTTCATCTATACAATAAGCTATATAATTATCTTCACCAATGCACATACCTACTTCTTTTTCTATCTTATTTTGGTCTGATATTTTAATATCAGCTATTGTATCAAGTGTATCTACTATTTTATAAAATATCCTTTCTCTATCACTCAATTCGTTACTTTCTTCTGCTACATAATTAAGATATTTTATTAATTCATATTCTTCTATATCACCAAAGAACTTTAACATAAACTTAAAAGTAAAATCATCAAAGAATTTTTCATCCATCTATAAGTGTTCAAAATTCATTTTCTTATAGTTCAAAGCTGTACTTAATGCAATTTTCTCTAAAATATCTCTATCCATTTCTAAAATAGAATAATCATTAGCTATTTCATTGTTAACACCATTTATAATTTTCTTGAAATCATCTATCATATTCAATTCCTTAACTGTTAAATCTATCTCACTTTCAGTTCCAACACTTACTATTCTGTTATTTTCTTTCATTTTCTTATTCCTCCTTAAATTTAAGTTTCTAAAGTTGTACTTAGCAACTTCTGAATTTAATTTTCAAAACTACTTAAAGTTTTTTCTAGAATTGGTATTACATTCTCATAATATCTAAAATTAGGTACTTGTTTATTTGAATGTTTAGCCTTATCCCACACTTTAATACCATATTCTTCTGTTTTTAGATTGTAAGCATTTGCTAATCCTCCAACTTTATTAGCTGAGATACCTAACATCTTACCTATCTCCGTAGCTGAATAAGTTTTTTTATCCATCTTAGGTAATGGTATTAATGCTTCTCCAGAAATTAATTCAGTAGTTTTTGAATACATAATCTGTTTATATTCTTTTATATCCACTTTATCAGCTAGTTCTAAGTATATTTTTGCTTCTCTTGCTCTTGCATTTTTTAATCTTGCTTGAGCATTCATATATTTTATTTCTGATTCATCTTTAATATCTTTAGATTTAGTGCTGTATGTACCTGTTTTTCTTATTGATGGTAATACATCTCTCGTTACCCAATGTTTAAATTTTTTAGCAGTTGATAACTTAGAACTTAATATTAAAGAATAAAGACCACTTTCATTAATTATTTTCATATTTTGATTACCCCCAGGAGTCGGTATTTCACCTACCCCTTTATCTTCATCATCAACATGTCTTTTTAAAGCATCAGATGTATCTTTATATCCTAATGTCTCTGCCACATCTTTACCAACAAACCAAGGCTCTCCATTTAATTCTATAACCCTTATTTCTCCAAAATCACTATTTTTAAATACTTGTAAATTATTACTCATAATTTCTACCTCCCTAGTTTTTTATAATAGCTTCTTATTTTTTGCGTTTTCGCAAGTTTTTTTATTTTTTATCAAGATTTACTTGCACAACATTAAAGAATAATATAATATTACAATTAAATAATTAGTTAAAAGAGGTAAATATTATGAATGATGATAACTTTAATAAAGATGTTGGAAAAAAACTTTTTAAAGTAAGAAAAGATTTAAAACTTACTAGAGCTGAATTAGGGAAAAAAATTAATTTACATGAGACTACAATTAAAAGATATGAAGATGGAGACATTAAAAAGCTAGATATAGATAAATTAAAAGAATTTGCGAAAGCCCTTGATGTATCTCCATCTTACCTTATGGGTTGGGATGAAAAATTAGATACATTTAAAATTTCTAAAGAAGTGCTATTTTACGATTATTTAAAAAAAATAGGTGTTGAAATAATTTGTGTTTTAGAAGGATATGTAATTTTAAAAACAAAAAACGCAAAATATGAGTTAGAAGTAAATGATTTGGAAGATTTACAAAATACTACTGATTTTTTCATAAAATTCAAGATATCAGAGTTAATCAATAAAAGACGTAAATTTCCCAATAAATCTACTTTTAATATAGATACAATAGCAGCACACAATGAACATTTACATGAAGAAGGAGAAATTGAAAAAATATATCAAGATTTAGATGATATGGATAATTGGTAAAATAGGTAGGTGAACTTATGAATAGTTATGAAAAGTTACTCTCTGAAGCAGATGATAATAATATTATTGTTAGAGAAGTTTCTTTAATTTCAAATTCTCATGGATTATATAAAAATAATAGAATAGCTTTAAATAAAAATACACTTAATAATATGAGTGAAAAAGCTTGTGTGTTAGCAGAAGAACTAGGGCATCATTATACTTCATATGGCAATATTTTAGACTTAAATAAAATTGAAAATAGTAAACAAGAATATAAAGCTAGATTAATGGCTTATAATAAGTTAATTGGTCTTAAAGGCATAATAGATAGTTTTAATGCTGGTTGTAAGACTATATCTGAAATGACAGAATACCTTGATGTAACTGAAAAGTTTCTAAATGAAGCCTTAGAATGTTATAAAAGTAAATATGGTTTTTCAGCCACTCTAGATAATTATGTGATATTTTTTGAGCCAAGATTTAGTATTATGAATGCAAATTTTTTGTAACAATTCATAGTATATTTAAGAGCCGTTCAGCTGCTCTTAAATATACAATAAGGGGGAAGGTAAAATGTTGTTAAGAGTAGCACTTTATGTATGTGTTAGTACAGAAGAGCTAGTTTTAAAATTTACATACCACTTAGTTAATATAAAAACTGTAAAACTTGTGTCTCCATCATCATGACAACTCGTATTTACATACCACTTAGTTAATATAAAAATATATGTTATACCAAATGATGAGAAGATAATCAAACTATTTACATACCACTTAGTTAATATAAAAACTGAAAAGAAGTTTAAAAAAGCAATTAGAGAGCTTTTAATTTACATACCACTTAGTTAATATAAAAACCCAAAATAAATTGAGTATTTTCAATACTTACATCTATACAACTCTCTTAAATTTGCAGTGAACCATGAGTAGTGCAATTGATAACATTTATCACATGTTCTCAATGCCTTACATTTCAAGTGTTAAGCCATATTTTATCACAAATACCGCTCACTGCAAAGCTTCTATATTTTTATTATATCATAAATATATTATTTTTGAATATCTGTACCAATTTGTGGTATAATAAAAGCAAGGAAATAATTTACTCCTACAAAGAGTGATTATTTTCAGTTGTTAAGTGAAAATATTATTTTTTTAAATCACCCTTATTGGCGTTTGGGTGATTTTTTATTTTGTCATAAATATAAGCTGATATAACACCAGCTAGTATGCTTAATAAAAAAACTATCATATAATTTCACCTCCTTCCTTATTTGGAATTTGGCGTTTAATATGAAAATAATCACCCTTCGCACTTTCGATTATTATCCTTGCTACAATTATTATAACATATAAAACTTACATATTTTACCGTTTTTTTATATAAACAATAAATCTTAAGTAAAAAAGTGTCTACTCATTTATAAATATTTCATAAGTTAATAGCTCTATAATAAAATTTTTATCATTGTTTATAAAAAATTTTACTTTACATTTTTTATAAACAACAGTTTTATTTATAATTTTTTGTGGTATAATAAAAGCAAGAAGAACTACAATCTATTTTGCGTTAGAGTGGAGTTCCTCATAAACAGAGTTTATTTTTTGGATTTAAATATAAATTTAAATTCAACTCGTAAGTCACTCTTTGTGCGAGAGTGGCTTTTTGCTTTTTTGAATAGTTTACTGATTAAGTAAACTACCACACTAGCTGTTAAACTAGCTAAAACATTAAACAAAAAGTTATCCATGAACTCACCTCCCTTTGAATCGTTGGGAGGATAATCTTTTGTACATGAACTCCACTCTATAGATTGTAAGTTAAATCTTCTTGCTAAAATTATTATAACACATATTAGTAAATTATATAATTAAAAACACCTGTTTAAATTCTATTATAATTCATATAAGTACATATAAAAATGTACTTATATTCATATTTTTATAAAAATATTATTAAAACTCTAAATTATAATATATAATAGTACCTAAGGAGTGTGATTACTTATTATGAGCATTGCTATATACTTAAGAAAATCTCGTGCTGATGAAGAAGCAGAAAAACAAGGAGAATTTGAAACTTTAAGTAGACATAAATCTACTCTATTAAAACTAGCAAAAGAACAAAACTTAGATGTAATTGAGATAAAAGAAGAATTAGTTTCTGGTGAAAGTATAATACATAGACCCAAAATGCTTGAACTTCTAAAAGAAGTTGAAGAAAATAAATATGATGCAGTTCTAGTAATGGACTTAGACAGACTTGGTCGTGGAGATATGAAAGACCAAGGTATCATATTAGAAACTTTCAAAGAAAGCAAAACCAAAATTATAACACCTAGAAAAACATACGACCTAACAGATGAGTTTGACGAAGAATACTCAGAATTTGAAGCATTCATGGCTAGAAAAGAACTGAAACTAATCTCAAGAAGAATGCAACGAGGTAGAGTAAAATCAGTTGAAGAAGGTAATTTCATAGGAACTTCTGCTCCATTTGGATATGATGCTGTAACAACTGGTAGAAAAGAAAGAATACTTGTACCAAATAAAGATGCCGATATCGTTAGGACTATCTTTGACTTATATATTAATGAAGATATGGGTTGTAGTAAAATATCAAAATACCTAAATAACTTAGGCATTAAAACTGCTACAGGTGCTAATTGGTACAATTCTGCAATTACAAATATAATAAAAAATAAGGTTTACTGTGGCTACATTCAGTGGCAAAAAAAGGACTACAAAAAATCTAAAAATCCAAATAAAATAAAAACAGTTAAACTAAGACCTAAAGATGAATGGATTGAGGCAAAAGGAAAGCATGAACCTTTAATAAGTGAAATAACATGGAAAAAGGCTCAAAATATACTTAAAAAAAATGGTCATGTCAGCTATGGTAATCAAATAAAAAATCCACTTGCAGGAATAGTAATCTGCAAGAATTGTGGTAGACCATTAGTATATAGACCATATGCAGACCACGACTATATAATTTGTTATCATCCTGGTTGTAATAAAAGTTCTCGCTTTGAATTTATTGAAGCTGCCATTTTAAAATCATTGGAAGACACTGTAAAAAAATATCAATTAAAGGCATCTGATATAGACTTAGATAAAAATAATAAGGACAGTAATATAGAATTTCAAAAGCGAGTATTAAAAGGCTTAGAAACCGAATTAAAAGAATTGAGTAAGCAAAAAAATAAGTTATATGATTTACTAGAACGAGGAATATATGATGAAGATACATTTATTGAAAGGTCCAACAATATAAGTTCAAGAACTGAAGAAATTAAAGATTCAATTAAGACAGTAAAAAATAAATTAAATTCAGTTAAAAAAGACAATGCTAAAATAATAGAAGATATTAAAACTGTGTTATCACTTTACCATGATTCAGATTCCCTTGGAAAAAATAAACTCCTAAAATCTGTAATTGATAAAGCAATTTATTATAAGTCTAAAGAACAAAAACTAGATTCTTTTGAATTAATGGTTCATTTGAAATTACATGAAGACCAGTAA